CTCCATTTGCGTTAGTTGTTAAAGTAATGAGGTTCTCACGTGTGGCAGGGATTGTGTAAGAACCAGTACCTTGTGGTTGCTTGGCCATTTTGGCATGATCACAGAAAGGGTCAGAAATTGCGCACAATTCATGTACGAGATTCATATTAACTTCGCGCTTCGTAACAGCCATTTTCTTCATCCTCTTTGCTAGAAGAAAAGCCTCCGAACTAGGCTTCTTCTTCTGTGCCTTGACAAGTTTCTTGTTTCGCGCCATCAGACAATAAATATCAAATTATCGCTACGGTCTTTAACGTCTGTCCTGAATTAATGTATACTTAAATACATGGCGGGTGCCCCCAAACACCCGCCCAAGCAAAGACGTAGCCGCCTTAGCGGCTATAACTACTACTTTGCACGCTCGGCACACTCCCTGATACACTTGGGGCGGCGCGCTTTTTCTCCCGCTTGGTCTTTGAAACAGTAGACCGTTTCCCGCGGTGAGTCCTCTTTCTACCCGTCGGTAGTGGTGGTGGGATCCTGGCGACTTTTGGAGGGGCTGGCAGCTGTGAAGGGGAAACCACCTCCCCATTCACTTCATACGCCAACCCATCCTTAATGGTCACGCTTAAATTGTTTGTCTCCTCAACGGAAGTCAGAACAGGTGGATTCATTAGGTCTTTAATCGTGGTACAAGCTTCTAACCATGAATTAAACGCTCCATAATCGAATCCCAGCTTCTCAATCTGTGGTTCAACATGTTCCATCCATTCCTTTGAGTGTTGTGGCCAGTTATCCTGAATTGGGAACCACGAGAACCACGACATGTAGTCGTGGTCATAGTTTAGGTTCAACCAAAAGTCAGGAGAGCTGACCTCTTTGACCTTGCGTACGAATGGACCAATTATCGGGGTGTCCATATCAGTAACGTAATAAGCGTAGGCCTTCATCACCAACGCCTGCCAATCTTCAATATTGTCAGCGCGTCTTACACGTGTGTGAAACTTAGCAACCGATCTCAAAATTGAGCAACATGATGACGGGTCGCCAGTCCAAACATCCGGAGAGTAGTGACGTGAAAGAAATTTAATTCCTAGCTCACCAGAATTCACAATTTCTATGTCCAACTTCTGTCCGAGGGCTTTAGCTGTAGCAATATAAGCCTCTTGCGGTAAATTAGCGGTGAGACCGTCGTCTCCACCGTATATACCAAGGGATCCCCACGCAGTCTCGGG